TTTTTTACCAAGCATATACAGAGCAGCTAATGAACCTGTCTGAATTGGATGTCTTTTAGCAAAATCTGAGGCACCGACAAGTCCCTGCCACATGGATTTAGTATTTCCTTGTGCCATTTGACGAATCGTACCACTAAGGGCACGTGTAGCAAGAGATTGCTCAGATGGTCTGACTGGCTCTAATCCAAACCCACTTCCTGTCAACGCACCAGGCATTACGCTACCATCCACGGCTTAGCCTTACGTTTAGGCTTAATCCATACTTTTTGCTTCTCATCTCTCTTCATATTGGGAGGGAAGGCGTGTACATTTGCATAATAAAGTGTCTCAATGGTATCATCGTGCGCCATTCTGGGGCCGAATGTAAGGATTTCGTGCAATAAATCCAAGTGACTGTCGCGAATATAGACGGTTCCCATGCTAAATCTTGCTGAAAGACCACTATATATCCGATTTCTCTTCTGTGTTCCCCCTGGTTTCTCGGCAATTACGGCAATATCGAAGCGGTTTAGTCGCCTTCTCTCCTCATTCAAGGCTTGGAAAATTGATCTATTCATGGCTACATCCTCTACAGTCGCACTCGTACAGTGATACTTATCATATAACTCAATGATATAATCTACAACACCTTTCTTTCCAAATACTTCTCCGTTAGGTGATTTTGATCCGATTGTGGGAATACTTCTATGCCTTTCATACTCGAAGACGTATAAGTTATTATCTGTGTCCACACCCACAGCCATAATGACACTAAAATCAGATTCTTTAGTATCAATGTCAGTAGCAGGGTCACAACCGAGAAATGTATTGATAGGTGTCTTTTCTCCGTCTTGTACGATATAGTTAATGCCTTCCTCATGCTCATAGTATCCGCTCCAATTCTTGATATTACCGCTGTTCCATGCTGCGTCCTCAGCACTCATCACTTCCATCATGTATTCTTGATAGAACTTGGAAGCCTGCCCTGAGTCTCGATAAAATTTCTTTTTCTCGTCTAACTTTTTCTTAGGAAAGAAAGACGACCAAAGTGAATTGCCACTTTTGTCTATTGCCTTGTGGGAAATAACTTTCCAAGAAAAAGACTTCCCCGTCTTTGTAGCTTTTTCATTATTGACAAGCAGATTGTTAATAAAACCATCAAAGTGTACAGGAGTCCCATTAACACGGAGCCTACCAGTGTGAGGCTCAAGAGCAGGATAAACAACGGCAGTGACAAGGTTAGCGTTTTTAGCTCTTGCATCTGGGGTAATCGTATTCGCTTCATGTTCAAAATCATCCAGTACTATTAGGTCATATCGTTTATGTAACTTTGCTCCACCACGAATACCAGCCACATTACTTTTGGAAAGTAGCTTACATCCGTTACGAAGCTCTATATCTTCTTCAGTCCACTTTGGCCCCTTCATTGAGCCAAAATAGTATTTAATTCTTTCGTTATAGTCAAGATGGTGTTTAATGTAGTCCATATTCCCAACAGCGAGTTTCTGAGTTGCTGATACCCAAGCATAGAAGAATAAATCGTCAGCAAAGAGAAAGTCTTTTAAGATGCTCGCTTTTGTGAGGATTGTCTTCCCATGTCCCCTCGGTACAATGATAGCTAACTGTTTACATTCCCTGTCATCAATTCGGTCTGCTATCTCGTAATGAAAGCTTGGTGTCTCACTACGAAGGAAGTCATCAGGGAGAAATAGCTTCCCAAACGCTATGAGATCATTTTTTGCTAGATTTAGAGTCTCCTCCGCTTCCGTTATCTTCTGGCTGTTCACGTTCATATTTCTTCTTTAGATGTGCCTCATATTCTTTCTCATTTCCCATGAACTCGATATACTCTTTAATTTCTTGTTGCTGAATAAGCAAAATGCTGTATAGCCTATCCATTCTAACTCGTAATGATTTAATTGCTCTGACGATGTCATGCTTCGATGTGGTGTTCTTTGTTTTCATATCCTACTAGCTCTGGAACTGATACATGCTCAATTACTTGTTTGAGTTGACCTACCCTAACCACACTCTCAGGATCACCCTGCACCAATGCGGCATAATCAATTTCCTTCGCTATCCTTTTTAGCTCTTTGATACATTCCCCTAGATTCAGACCTTCTGGATCATATGTTTCTATTAATTCACCCAACAGTTTATATCCTCGACTGAGAACTCCATCGTAACCCAGCCTGTCCTAACAACTTGATAAAATGAGTATCTTGCATAATCAGCATAATTTAAGAAACTTCCACCTCTAATGAACCATCTCTTGTACAGTTTCTCTTTTTCGTCTTCTACCCTTAAAGAATCAAGAGGTTTTGCGTATAGCTGATGATTATGCCCTAAGTAGAACACATCTCCCTTGCTATAGACATTAGACATATTATAAAGCTCCAAATCTCCATTCTTGGCGCCACTCTTCCCGTGACCAGTGACCAGATTCCATTCTTTCCCATTAACATTAATGATTGAATAGCCAGGATACTGGAAATAGGGGACAGCCAAGTCTTTTGCGATCATCTTCGCAACGTCATAGTCTAGAAGATTGATACTTCTAAGGAAGTCGTGGTTTCCACCACGTATAAACAAGCATTTATCAGCAATAGGTCTAACAAGGTTCAAAAACTCCTCATGCTGTGCATCTGGGGGGATATATTGACCTCGTTGACTAATCTTGTAATGAGGAGGTATACATTCGATTATATCGCCATTTCCGAACCATACAGCGTTCTGATCCTCATATATTGCCTTCACTGCCGATTGAAACTTCTCTCTATCGAATATTTCCCTTTCCCCAGAACCAGCACCAACGTGCATATCAGTTAAGCCGTGTATCCTGACTACTTGATCTGAATCATAACGAAAAATCTCCCCAGGTTTAATTGAGGGGGTTTCTTCTACAAGACTTGCTATGGGGATGGAAAAGACCTTCTTGCAGTTTCCGCATTTGAATCTTTGCTGAATGGGGCCCTTGCGGAGCCGCCTTCCATCTTTCTTTACGTGATAACTATTGCAGTGTGGGCAGATCATCGGATGCAACCTCTAGTTCAGGTCGTTTCGCTTTTTCGAGTTCTGCCGTTGAGAACTCTTGAAGCATACCGTATATACCGACCTCTCTTTGTTGAATCTTGGGAGCACCAAGCGTGCCAACGGCTTTCCCTAGTTCTTTTGTCGCCTGCAGCTGAATATTCTCATCCTCTGAGTACTCACAGAGCTGTTTCAAGTTGTTGAGAATGTATTCATGGTCAATACCCATTTTCTTTGCTACGTCTAATACTGATTTTTCTACTTCTTTCATTACTCTATCCTGTTTTAGTAAAACCATTCCTTTCCTTCTTGCGATTCCATCTTCCACCTCTCCACCAAAGGCATCTTTGTACGCTCTGACAACTCCGCTACCGACAGCCATGTTTGTTGCGAACAATCTTTCCTTCTTTGTGCAAACAGTCCTCTTCCTTACTCGCTTAGAAGGATTCTTAATGGTACGAGAGAATGTGTACCTATTCTTATGCTTTGAGAAGTCACTATCCATCTTAGAGGTTTCCCTGTTAAGGAAAGTCCCCACAACAGTCCTAACCCATCCCTTAGCATAGTTGTAGTTCTTTCTATCGTTTGGATGAGATATATTGCTGGAAACCTTGAGGAGCTGAACAATACCACCATCATCAGCTACGATCCAATCACCTTGCTCTGCATCTCTCCAATTCTCATGAAGAGCGGGAGGGTCTCCCTTGAAATGATCTATATATTCTTTTTTGGAATTGAAGACGTAATGCTTAGAACCTTTGATTTTCTGGTATTCCATCGGTGCTTAAATCCCTGATCTGTTCTGATAGATTGTTGATGAGATTGAAGACCTCTTGGGGAATGACGTATATGCTACCATTGATCTCGATTGGGACTTGTCCCTCAAAAGGACTCTCAGGAAAGGGAGGAGATAGTGAGATTTCCTCAAGAATCTTTTCCTGAATGTCTTTCGGCAACCGACTGAGTGTTTCCATTACAAAAGCCATTATACCGTGAATATACGACTATTCTTGCTTCAGTTTCAATGGGAAGTAAGAATCTCTTATATATGGGCCCCCTATTGTCCCCCATTAATTTCTATCCCTTTTTGGCTTTTTTCAAGCTTTTTTTTGCTTTTTTTGGTTTCTCTTCTACTTTATCCAAACCTTCTAGCTCAGCCAGCGGTTCCAGAGGTTGTAGGTTCTTTGCGCCAGTAATTCCCTCGTCTCGCCTAACTCCCCTAAGAAAAGCAACTCCACCTTTTACTCTACCCATGTCAAATACTCCTTTGTTAGCCAGTTAATACGCTAACTTAGGCTTGTTGCCCAAGTTTTGCAAGAAAATTGTATGTGAATGATATATGGCAATACTCACCTCGTACACCCGATGAGATGGATTATGGTAATCCATTTTTAGGTTAGAAATCAACAATGTAAGGAGAAGCATCATGCAATCCAACGTCCCTATCAAAGGCAAACTCATTCCAGTCGAGATTCAAGTTTCCACCGAGACCGAAGCGGTCAACGGTGTCAACTATCATCTCGTCAAGCACACAGGGAGCGGATATCGCTTCCTCGCGGACTCGTCAGCAGTATCCGCAATCGCTTCGACAGGTGACCTCAGTTCTCAGATGGACAACCTCGAAGACTCGTTGTCATCGGTGTGGGAGGAAGAGGCATAGCCTCTTCCCTTTCGTTTTTAAATATACCTGTGCTGGATACCACATTAAACTATCCAAAGATTTATCTACATACTTTTCTTATAATATATACTTACTATTCATTAACTTGGGCTTAAACCTAAACAAAAGGAGATAACAATGAAAGCAAAAGCTGAAATAACCACGGATAAAGCACAAGAAGAAGATAGGAACGGGAGACAGTTTAACCGAGCTGTAAAAGCACTAGATAGTGATATTCGTGACGGGTTTATGACCTTAGAATATGCTCTTGGTACTCTTGAGACGTTAAGAGATGACCTGGCGCTTCCTTTTTGCCATTGGCTCTTACCCCGCCCTTCTCTAAATAAGTAGTATGTAAGCGTAGAATTGGTACAAGTTTCTATCCATTAATAAACAAAAGGAGATACGTCATGGAACAGACTATCATGCAACAGGCTATATTAGACACATACGTCTATAGTACAGCCTCATTAGTATTCATATGGTTAGGTACAATGCTATCTATCTATAGATATAAAACGCTTGGCTACGTCAATAAAAGAGAGCGTTACTCTAGACATGAGAGAGAGAAATACTCTCCATCACACAATAAACTAGACTGTGATATTTGCAATAAAGTAGTGGACAACAGCCGTCCGCTCTGTGAATGTTTTGGTGACTTGATGTGTGACTATCATGCACTTCCAAAGGGAGGTGCGTGATGGTTACCGATAGATGGGTCATATATGAAGATGATGATACTAAAGAGATTGTATTAAATCCAGAGATGCTCTTAGATGAAGAGTTTGATCTAAATGACTATGTTAAGCTTGAGGGTAAATATATACCCAAAGACTGTACTGTCATCAATAAAGAGACAGGTGAGCTTGAGATAGACTTTGTGAAACTAACGGGGGAGGTGTGTGATGGCTGATAGCGATAAAACAATGACTGTCAGAGATGATAATAAAGCTGCTATCAGGACTGTTACATATATCTGTCCGTTCAATTATAAATATGAACTGGTTGACTGGTACGTTGGAAGATTTGGTGAAGATACTAAGCCTAAAGCAAACAAGATGACTAGAAAGCAACTGTTTGCCATATGGTACAGTCAAGCCAACATAAAGATAGATGAGACAATATTTGACATTAACTATAAAACACAAAGAGAGGCATTTGAACATGGAACAGTTACAAGAGACCCAGAAGCTGAAAAACGATTCAACAGTTAAACTGCGCAACGACTCTAATGATGGTGATCGTTTCCCATTGGTCGTAATGGATGATTCTAAGATATACATAGTGAATTTCTCTTCACTCCACTTCTATGCATTTGACAATGGTCAGATATTGGATGGATGTACGAGAGAAATAGCTTATAAATATAAATTAGAGTCTGACATCATAAAGATTCCAAGATGGACTCATATAGATCAAAATGATGGATATGGCGTGGATCATGGTCTAATGATGATGAAGGAGTATGGAGAGCAACCTCATTGGTACGATATTGATCTTGTTTATAAAATGCCAGAACATATGTTTGAAGCATTAGCAGAAATAGCCTCACACTCATTCGTAGATATAATACTCGTCCCATTCCCAGTAATGCAGTGCTTTAAAGCGAAAGAGTTCTCCTTTGGCCATCCACTCTACCAGAGTCCTCAGTACATGATGATTCTTGATAAAATAAGAGTTTGTAAGAAGGTTGACCCTAGAGATGTATCTAAGGGTATCCTATCTAATGAATTTTGCACTTAATAAGGAGACTAGACATGCCTAACAAGAAAGCTAAATATCGTAAGCAAGAAAGACGTGAGAAGGATGATTATTTGAGTAAGCATGGTAGGACTCCAGCTCAGATTAAACGAATAAAACAACGAAAGAGAGGTATGATACAATGAAAGAGACTGATACAAGCATGATATACACCGATGATAGTGTCGTCCCAGACCTAAGAACAATAGACAAAGATGAAAAGGATGACGTTATAGGCTTTGTCAATAGTGCTAGAGGTAATTTCATCATAAGTCAGGCTTTGTATTATGCTATAAAAGAGCTAGACAAGATAACTGATGTCAGATACCGCGAAGAAAGCAATATACATGACATGAAATATCTCCTAGATAACGCCTTTGATATATTTCCTATGGTTACCGATAGCGATAAAACTATGAAAGGAGATAAATAATAATGGAAGAGATAATCCTAGAAAACGGCAGAATAATCTATGAGACACCCTGGTACCTTAGATATGGATTCATAAACCTATGGCAGACCACACTCATCGGAGTAGCAATACTACTCATACTTGAGTTTGGACTAAAACGAAACTGGAGAAGAATAACAATGGAAACATGGACATACGCAAAGACAATCGTTCTATACATGGAACATATCGCTATGATTGCAGCAGGGTTTCTTGTTGCATGGATGTTTAGACATAGAAAGTACAATAGTCTAAAAGTTAAGGCTAAACAGCAAGAGTGGGTCATCGAGTCACAGAAAGAAGACTTGGTAGCACTTAAAGAAGGCAAGTGGGCCCGTGAGAAGGAAGAGATGAAACAACAAAGACGTGAAGAGGAACAAGTAAGAATTAAAGAGGACACTCCTAAACCACTGTTAGACATTGCCCGTTTGTTTGGGACTGAATACATAAAGAAACAGTTCCCTTCAGGAGGTATCATAAAATGACTAAAGAATGTAAAGACTGTGGTGTCAGATATGAACCAATGTGGCAGAGTAAGGGAATCCCTCGTCAGGTACAGCCTGATAAGCTAATTACAAAGGATATGAAACTAGAAATCATATCAGAGTATTTATATAATACCCTAAAGAGGAAACAATCAATACTAAGAGATAATGATAAATCAGTTGTTCAATTCATACAGCAAGAAATTGATATGATACCATTAGACCTGAGAAAGAAGGGAGATAAACACAATGCTACTTGAACTACTATTCGATATTACAGGCATTTGGATACTATTGTTAATCTATCAAATACTCAGGAGGTTGGAAAGTGAAGATAAATGAATGGATAAAGCTATACCACACAATGATTATGCAACCTATCGCATATAACAAGAAGATGGGTTTTCAACTAACTAATGGAATGAGAATATTCTTTAAAGAGGAGCGGCTTACCGATGAAACTAAACAAATACTTAAAAGACATAAGGAACGTCAGGAGTCTAAAACGGGACGTTAAACCCCTATCTCAGCGGGAGATAGTGAGATTCGTTGAGTCTCACTGCCATATCTGTCAACATACTGTCACATCTCGGATTGATCTTGTTCCAAATCATTGTCTGAAATGTGGCAGGACAGATTGGTTGAAAGAAAGAAGCTGCTGTAAAATGTGTGATTATTATCATCAATTAGCACTGGAGGCACAACATGAGAGCTATCACTAGAGAAGAGAGAGTTGCTGCTTTAGAAAAGAATGTGAATGATACGATTAAAAAAGATGAGACAGATAGAAGAATACACTTTGCAATTCTAGTGATTGCAACGATTGCACTCATCTCTCTTATACATACAATGATAGGAGGATAAAAGATGGAAAAGACAGGGCCAAAGACAGGATACATGAAGAAGCGAGTAGGTAAAGTTGATCCACGCAATACATTTATAGTGTATGACTGGACATTTCCTGGTGGATATTTAAAGTGTGATACACACAAAGAGAAAGATTGCCACGATTGTCAGAAACATAATTTAAAACTAGAGAAAGAGAAGATAAAGGATCAGGATAGAACTTACCATTGGGTACACTACAAAGGTGTAGAAGACCCAGTATGGATTAAACATAGACAAGAACTCATGGATGAGAATGGATATGGATGGTGGTGGTACGCTGGTGTATCATTCAAATTTCTACCAGAAGTGGAGCAAGCTCGTAGAGCAAGCTCAGGTAAATATCATTGGTTAAAATACTAAGGAGAAAGAACAATGAACAAAAAGAGACTAGGAAAAGATTACAAAGAACTGGGAATGAGAATGTCTAGAGAAATGTACGATGCATTAAAGCATGCTGCAGATGTCTCAGAGAGATCAGTTTCATCCCAGATAAGATATTGCTGCAAACGCTTACTTGAGAGTCAGGGATACTTAAAGACCTCAGGCTCTAAATATATTAAAGTCCTCAAGAAAGAAGCCGACACATATGCGGAAAAAGGTGATAGATATGATGACAGAGATGCCAATGGGAGAAGACAGAGATGGTCGTAATAGAATCACCATCAAAAGAATACGTAGAAGAAACAGGTATGCACAAGATAGGCTATATAACTGAGAGAGAAAACGATAAAGGGCTGGAAGAACTATATATAAGACTACCAGCCCTACGAGCAGGATTTGTTCTTATGTTTAACAGCTTCTATGAAGAAGATACAAAACGAGTTATGTCAGGAGATACAACACACTATCATACTACTACTGTGATACCTAGATATAATGTATACAAGAATGGCATTAAAGCATCCATTGCTCTTGCAAGATACACAGAGAATAAAATGCCATTTCTATTCCTTCCAAAAACTTCAGCAGGAAAGGGACAATGGAAGAAGAAGAGCCGATATCAGAGATATAAGACCCAAAGGGATTATTATATCTTTAACATTACTGATAAGCATATAATAGTGCCAGAAAAGTCAGCGATGTACTTTGATGTAAGAAGTAAATACGGTTCATTTAATCCGAAACAAGGAATAAGGAGGAGATTTTAAAATGGCTTATTATAATACAAATAAAGAAATGGGTGAGTCACTCAAAAAGAGTTGGGAACAAGCAAGGTCACAGGAAGAAGTTATACTCAGGTTCTTTGAGCATTACCCATACAGAAGCTTTACTCCTTTTGAGGTACAAGAGGAGATTCGCATATTACAGGGAAAGGAGTGGCCTATCACCAGTGTGAGAAGAGCTATGACTGACCTTACCAATGATGATAGATTGATTAAAGTTAATTCTGTTATGAAAGCAGGAAAATATGGAAAGCCCAATCATATGTGGAG